CTCACAGAGATACAATTAGAACGACAGGGCTCGAACCTGCAACCAATAGATTAAAAGTCTACCGCTCTACCACTTGAGCTACATTCCAACTGCAAGCAGACTACAGACTTGCGTGTTAACTAGAAATTACTTTTTTCTTTTTTATTTTGTGTAGTCTTTTTTGCGATATTAAAACATCCTACTCTATCGCCACTGGTAACCCAAGCCAGCAGTTTTTCAGAAGCTTTTCTAGGTCGTTGCCTAAGGTGCCTTTGCTTTAATTCTTGATACTACCATTTTAACAGATTTTAGACTTCATGCGCACTCACTTTAGCTCACTTTGTCTATGATAGTCTCTTCTAGTTCGGACTCAGCCTGTTTGCGTAATCTGTAATAAGTTGCCTTACTAATTCTCAAATTGTCGCAAATATCCTCAATGTAGGTCTTAGTAATGTAAGTCATCCTAAGGACGGACCTGCTTTTTGGATTTTTAAGTCTGTTGATCATTCTACCTAATTCAAGTTTCCTGTTAATAACTTCTTTGGTATCCTGTTCTATAGCCTCCTTCATCACGACAAGCTGAGTATAGACGTCGTCAACTTTTCTAGTCTGTCCGCCTTGGACTTTGACGTCAGTCCACTTGGGGCTTGAGAGCAAACCTGCCTCAAGCTCGTTAATTTCGTCTATACGGCTTTGGATGTCCATATCCAGATCCTGCAACTCTTTCAAGAGCTCTTTAGCCTTGTTCACTCTCTGTCTCCTTTTGTGATATAATAGTCTTTGCGAGAACTACTAGCTGAGGCAGAGAGTGCCTTGGCTTTTTTTATTTTACAAAAGGCTCACCACAATCCACATCAAAGCCCAAAGGACAAGATACCAGTAAATAACTTTTCCCAGGATCTCCAACCAAGATTTTTCTGTATCACCTTTCGGATTTCCAGTAATCGCAGTAATGAGCAAATCAATTCCGACAGCCTGCCAGAATGTTATTCTTTGGATTTCAAATGTTGCTGCAATGATGTTGTTCCAACCGTACTGAATGACTACTCCTGCGAGCCATAAACTGATAAATAAAGTTAGTATCATACCTAAGCAACCGCCTACTACTTGTGGTAAGGAGTTTTTATTTTCATTTTTCATCTTTTACCTCCAAAAGCTCTGGATTTTCGTAGACGTTGCCAACAACTCTATAAGAGTAACTTTCATCGCTAAGAATTTCATGAAAAGGTGCAATATCATCTACACTTATTGCTTCTATCATAAAGACAGCTTGCTCATTATTCCAAGTCAATTTTGCATTCCCAAGGACTTCTCCTTCATCTTCAATTTCAAGAACATCCCCCTCAAAGATTTCTTGTCCATTCTTGTCATGCAATCCTGTTGAGCGCATGAGCTCCATGTGCATTGTACTCTTCATAAACACGGGGTAACTATAACCAACAAAAAATTGATTGTAATCCAGCAATGTCACATCTCTTATAACCTTGTCAAATTTATCCCACGCGCGAAACTTTGGTATCATTCTTCCACCTCCTGAACTTTCCAACCAAGAATGTCTGCAGCCTTTTGAGCTTCTTCCTTTGTATCAAATTTCTTGACATACTCTATCGTGCCAGGTTGTTCATCCGCTAGTATGACAATATCAACATCTTCTTGATACCCTTTAAAATACAAATGATTGCCATCGGTAACTACATACTTTGTTTCCTCAACCTCATATCCATCAAGCCAAGCACGAGCGAAGGTCGCTTGGTTGTTTTCAGTTTCTAAAAATTCTTTTAGTTTTGAAAAATCTTTTTGGTTTGCGTAGTTGTAAAAATATACATCACCAACAATCAAAGCGTGTTGCAAATTAACGTGAGTAAATTTACAATACTCAATCCAACTGGCCACAAACTGCGGAATTGTGACTTTTTCTGGTTTGTTTAACTTCTCGTATTCTTGAATAAGATTTTTTGCGCCTTGATAAGAGTAAATATGACCAAGTTCACGCATTCTTTCGATTAAATCTGTTATTTGTTTTTCATTCATCTTCTAACTCCTCAACTTACCTTATGGCTTTCCAGGTCTCCAAATTCGTGGCCATGGCTTACGAAATACGAACCAATCAGGATTGCATCTGCTTCGTCATCTTTAACGTTAAGGTCGAACGTTTCGGACACCTTAGCAACTGCTTGCAACTTCATTGATTTCTTGCTACGGTCTTTGTAGCTGAACTTCCAGTGCTTGCGCCAGGTCGACACGTTCACGAAGAACACATTGTCAGCAATCAGCCGTCCAAGAATAATTCCTGTCACAATTCCAATACTGATCATAGACTGCTGATTTGGTCCCATGACTGAGTTCTTCTCGACCACAATCGACTCAAACGGACCTTCATAATGTTGCAAGGCTCTTAATTGAATGGTTCTTAATTCTCCAGCCATGAAACGTCCACGTTCAAAGAATGACTTGCTTTTATGTTTTAAGACACCACTCTCGACAAGGATAGAACCTTCAAATAAGGCCCATCCTGTCGCAGTGGTTGAAATGTCTAACGATAAGGTCAGATTTTTCATTGTAGTTCTCCCTTAATACCACAAATGTCAAAGAGATTGCGCTTGTTATCTTCAACGAATTCAAAGAACTTCTGAAGCTCGGCCAAGTGGCGCTTTTCTCTTTTGATCCCAAGGCTCGTATGATACTCTGTCGGAACTTTCGGTGTTGCCTTAATATCTAGCCAATAGAGAGGCTCAAACACGTCGCCACTTGCATCAAGAGAGGTATCTGCGTCAGCATTTCTAAAATGCATCTGCATATCATATTCAATTTTGTTTGTAATCGTGATGGTCTTGTCCACGATTTCAAGTGTAATGGTTGTTTCTGGTATGTCGATTTTGTTTTGCATTTGTTTTTCTCCTTTATGCGTGTTTTGTATTTTTGTTGATTTCTAACAGCCATTTATCTGCAGCTTGCTGGATTTCTTCTGGAGCTGATAAATTATGTTTCCCCCTAATTTGAACGATTCGGCCATCCTTGTATTCCAAAGTAAAGAACGGTTTGTCTGGTTCATCTTTTGACCTAACGAATATGATTGTTGTTTTGCCGTTTGCATGATCTTGAGTGTATCTAGCGCTGCCGACACAATGTGACAGTGCCTTCCCTTCCAAAATCAATTCTCCGGAATTGTAGGCTGGTTTAAAGAGATACTGGCCTATCACTTTCTCGTATTTGGCCAAAGATTTCTGGCGCTTCTCGAACTTGCGCTGTTCAATCTCGCTCTTGTGCTGAATAAGCAATTTAACTGCATTGTCATGCGCTTTGACCAAATCTTTTGGCATGATTAGATTGTCAGTATCGATAGAAACATTGAGCTCGTTCAACATGCTGATATAGTCTACATAGTAATCAAAATTAACTTTGTTTTTTAAGAACCAATTCTGGAACCTGTTCATTTTGGCAGCTTTTGGGATTTTGTTGATATCTTGATAAGTCAGGACTTTTTCAATCCCAGGAGCAAGCGTACCACCTCGTGATTTGATGCGACGTTCTAGCTCGTAATCTCTGAAGGATCTATCCGTATTTTTAAAAAATCGCTTATTTTCATGAAGCCATTTCTTTGTTACGACACGACAATCAACCGCTTTTCTCACATGCCATCCGTCATATTCAGTAACATCATAAGCAAGGTCTGTAGCCATTCTCCAGGCATTTATTTTCTGCAGGAACTCGATTTCGGAACGGTATTTATACATGTGTGGCAAATGGTAGTAGCGTAATCCAGAAGGAAATTCTAAATACTTCAATTCAGAAATCTCTCGAATCTTCTTCTCCCAATTGTTTTCAAAAAATACTGTTCCTGAGTAAGCCCCTTGGCCTGAGAAGTTAGGAGTCAGACCAGGAGCGTAGACTCCGCATCTTTCGGTCAGTTGTATGACTTGGTTGTCGCTCATCTGCTCAAAGTTTGTTAGTTGCATCCTGATAGATTGCTTGCCATTCGTATATCGCGACCAGAATCCGTACGATTGAATTTCAATTCGTTTGCACGTCACAAGCACAATTGCAAAACTGTAGAATTTATCGTAAAAGTCTAATCTGCTCGACTTTGTCAGACGTTTTTCGATGACCCCGCAGCCTGTCCGGTCGCTCTGAATCGTTTGAGATTTGTTAGACCATTTGATGGTCGGGATCTGCGAATAGCACCAGTCGAAGAATTTTTGGGGCGGTTTCAAACGTCCATCAATAATTTTTTGATTTTTTATCATGCTAATTCTCCGAATAAATCGAGCTGACCGTCAATAACATTTTTCTGTTTTTTGACTTTTTTAGATTTTGGTTTTTCAGGTTGTTGGCCGACTACTACAGTCGCATGGATAGCCTCGACCTTTTTAGTTTTGCCAGTAAAATACTTATAGACCCAGCCAAATACAGTAGAGTCGTCTACCATCGCACAAGATCCCGACTTATAGCTTTTAGCTTGATTTGCACAATATTTCAAAGCTTCTTTGATGGATTTCTTGTCGGCCAAAACCCCTTCAAAGAGTTTCTCGTCTTCTTGATCACAAATCCAATTGTGGATAGCGTCCTCAGCTGGTCCATGGTCCTTCTTCATTTCCTCTAGTAACTTGGCCAGGGCTTTTTCTTTGATTCCATTCATGTTATTTCAAAAAATGCGACTGCCTCTGTTGTTGTGGGGGGGGGGGGG